GCGCTGGAATACAGTGCCGATAGCGAGGTAGCCAAGCCTCAACATGTCATCTATCTCCGACCGGCTGAATGATGAGTTGTATCCGAACGTATCCAGCGGATCATGTACCACACGATACGGCCCGCCGAATGCTGTGCCGCTAATGATGCCGCGCACTCTACGGGCGCGCTTGTATTCCCGACGGTAATCCGTCCGGCATTTCGGGCAGCGCAGGGAGCGCTTGCGCATGTTGCACGCCACGCTGTACTCGTCACCGCAATCTATACAATTTTGTGTAGTTTTCTCGTGCGATCGCCTGCAGCCGCGGCTGCGCTGCTCAGCGGTGATGATGGTGATGGTCATTCGCATTCCTCCCGGTGCTCCCTGAATACTCTGTTTTCTTTGTCGAATTTTCTTTGCCATTTACGTATTGATTCCTTGTCCTTCTTCCCATCCCACGCCAGTACAATGCTCTCATCCACCAGCGCCAGGATGCGGACGCGGTGGCGGTGGCAGTACGGGCAGACCGAGGGGTCAGGATGCTTTTGTACAAAAGGATGCGGCGGGGTCATTTTCATTATGACTCCTCTCTTGATCGTGTAATTCTTGTCGCTTAATCCATCGATAGTTGTGACTATATCGCTCTGTTCTACACCAGCGCGGAGGTCAGCGGGCAGGGTCAAACCACTGTGCTCGCTCATCGAATATTAGCCTCACCTTTGCGTCTTTGATCCCATCTCGGAATTTGCGTATCCATAATTCTGTGTCACTGTAACGGGATGGTTGATTAGGCGGGTTGTAATAGCTGTCACGGTAAAGCATGAATACTTGGTCGGCGTTCTCCTCGATATGCCCGCTGTCTCGCAGGTCCGACAGCATTGGCCGCTTATCGTTGCGTGCCTCAACTGAGCGGTTGAGCTGATGCAGTACCATTACATGACAATCCAACTTCTTAGCCATAGCCTTTAGACGTTTAGTAATATTCCCTAATCGCTTGACATCATCCGGTTCTTTGTCGCTCATCAATCCCAGGTGATCGATTATCACAAGGTCAGGCCGCACATTCGCTACCGCTTGCCAGATGGTATCCGTTGTATGTTCCGATTCTGGATCGATAATCAACCTATCACCGTAGTATGACATTAGCTCATCACTTGCCTGGAATAGCCTTGCCTCTTGTTCTTCTGTCATCTTCTTGGCGCGTACATCCATCCAGGTCAGATCCACTTTAGGGCATGTCATCCTTGCCCATAAACTAACATCACTCATTTCCAGGCTAAAGTAATATACCCGCTTGTGCTCTGGACCGCTGGCGTTTCTACCGATCTGCAATGCAATAGCTGTCTTACCCATGCTTGGACGTCCAGCGATTACGCTCATGGTTTGCTTCTCTAATCCGCCTGTGTTGTTGTCCAGTCCTGGGATACCAGTCATAACATTCCGGTTCTCCTGGACTATCGCCTCAATGAACTTCAGCGCCACGTCGTTAGCAGTTTGCGGCCTGGCTGCGAGAGCTGGCTTCTCCTCAGCCATCTGCTGTACTGTGCTTCTTACAGCCTCAGCATCAAACTTTCCAATATTGATAGCCAATAGAGATAAGTTGCTACTGATAGCAGCTAAATAATTGTGCTTTGATATCTGGTTAGCATAGTCCCGCGCTCCTAAGCTGGTAGGGGTCCGGCTCACCCATTGGTATATATCCGTGGCGAGCCCTGCATCTATGCTTGCGTCCACCTCACCCTTGCCCAACTTCAAGAGTTCCCAAAACTTCTTTATGCGCTCATCTCGCAGCATCTCAGGCCGCAGCCAGCCGCATATTTCGATCACATAATCAGGCGCAATGAAGGCGCTGGCCGCAAATGCCTGCTCTATTTCTCTCTGGTTGATGTAGATAGTTTCGGTAAGTTCTGTCATGGCTACCACTCCGCTGCAGCTTTTGCTTGCCTATCGTTTGTCATATCGATAACAAATGATGACGCCGACTTCAATATTTGGTCAGGTGCATCAAATGTCAGGCCATCCTTTATCATTTGTTTGGTAACAGTATCGATAACCTTCTTGGCTTTCCCTAAATCTTTATCGCACTTGTTATATATCTGACCTAGCGGTGTCCGCCAGCGTTTATTAGCAGCCTTCGCGTCCTTCTCCCAATCTGGTAATTTGCACCCCCTCGCTTCGGCATAGGCTTTTTCAAGCTCTTCCATGTCCAGCATGAATTGGTTTTTGGGTTTCTCTTTGGGTGTCACATCGCCGTCAGGCGATGATAGCTTAATATCTTTTCTTTTAATATCTTTTAACCCGTAATCTTCCGGAGGTTTGCCGGATAACTGCCGGATAACTGCCGGATCTGTACCGTCAATAGGGTCGGGGATATTGGAGGCTGGTTCGCGGTCTTTCCGGAGGCCTACCTGATGTTTGTCGAAGTTCGGTAGGGTTATCCATAGGTCGCCCTCTGCCTCATACCATTCCACCAATCCGGCGAGATGCCATTCGATAATGTATTTTTCCATTTGCTCAACGGTGATGTCCGACCTGCGTGGGAATAGCATTGATCGAAGTAAGGCCGGATCTCCATGGGTTCTACCCTCTACATCAGCAAAGGTTATCAGCCAGGTAAATCCTAATCGGCTGGTATCATTGCAAAGATCATTGATGCGTTTATCTTTTACGACTTCGTTTATTATGATGCGTCCTCTTGCCATTTCACACCGCTATCATTTCTAGTACGTTCTGGATCGTTTGTGCTCCGCTGCGCCCGAGGCCATCATGGTGGCGCTCGTGGCAGTTGTCGCATAGCACAATCAGGTCGGTTATCAATTCGTGGTAAAGACGCTCATAAGTTCTATGATGAACCTCAACGTTCCTGCTGCTGAAGCATAGAGAACACTTGTGATCCCAGAACCCAAGTACCCACTTCCGTATCTTCTTCCAATGATCAGTCTGCAAATATTCTGTGTAAGTCATCTCCCTCCGCCTTTAAGCTCAACAGCCCCCGCGTATGTCACGCTACTCCGGCGAAGGAAAGCGGTACGCGAGGGCTGCTGAACCCACAAATATTCGTTGTTGTGAAGCGCGACAGTCTTATAAAAAGACAACCGCCTTCCTTCGCCAGTGCTTATATTATAAGCTATGCATTTATTTGCGTCAAGCATTTATTCTCCCCTCCCGTCAAGCGCGGCCTCTGCTGCTCGCTCCCTCATCACTGTGACCCGATAGCCAGAGATGACCTGGGTATAGCTCATTGTGCCAATCGATCCTAATTCCGATACAAGATTATCGACAGCTTCGCTAACTCTATCCCGTGGCGGCTCGACAAAGTCATACCACTCAAACCTGTTCGTTGTTCGATAAAATTTATTCATCTGTCTCCTCCGCGGGTGGGAGGACTGTTGCGTGCTCAGCCGCCGGTGCACGTCTCCCGGCCTCCGGAGAGCTCCCGCCACACAAAAAACACAACCAGCGATCGCCTTGCCAGTAGAGATAGCCTGGGAAGCCGCACCCGGCGCACGGGATTGGCTCTTCGATCGCGTACCAGGGCACAGGCGCCATTATCACGATCCAGGTCATCGCTCGTCTCCTGTGGCTGGCAGTGGAAATGCCATCTGAGTATTTCGAGGCATTGGCAGCGTCCCATCAACACGGGCCCGGGCCAATTCTGCTGTCTCTGGATCAATTTCAAAGCCAATGAACGAATAATCCAATTGCTTACAGACAAATAACGCGGTGCCGGCACCAGCGAATGGATCTAATACAATACCTGTACGTTTGAAGCACTCAATAAAATACCTCGCTGTTTGTTCGCTTTGTCCCCATTTATGGAAACGCTTATCGCCTCCGTCTCCTGGCAAAACGCCCAATACATTTGTCACAGGCAATCCATTAGATTTCCTATAGCACATGATCGATTTGTAGCGACTGATTATTTTTCGTGGCCAGATAATCGTCGAATTACCAGTGTTGTATTCGATAAAATCCCAAAAGTAGTTAAGCCATTTGTCAAAGTAGCCAATTATTTTGTTCTTGTAATAAGGCGGAACATAACTCAACAAGAATCCATCCGTTTTGAGAACACGCATTGCCATCTCTGGTAGCCATTCAAAAAGCGGAAGATATTCTTTGGGATATGGCGGGTCCGTGAATATCAGATCCACGCTCTCATCTGGTATCCGCTCAGCCAGGATGCGTGCATCTCCGGTAACAATTTTGTTGCGATAATCCTCTGGTATCCCGCGCCAGTCCGTCATCCCCACCGCCCCCGCTCCAGCTTATCGATCCTGTCTACAATATCATCCGGGCATCCGCCCCACCTATTCACAATTCTTTTCACCTTTGGAAGGTAGTGGCGGCAGCGGTCTGTCTCGCGCTCGCCGGGCGGCGTTATGCGCTGCCCGGGATGCGCCTCGATCCAGGTGAGGCGACGGTCTACCCAGTCCAGCTCTCGCTCCCAGCGGTCGGAGCCGTGGCGGCCAGAGAGGTCGCTCCATAGATAGAACAGGAATGTGGGTATTCCGAATACCAGGATGATGGCGATAGCCAGGTAGAGTAGAGAGCGTAGGTCTGTCATACTACGCCCCGGATGCTCACGCTCGGCTTGCCCTCCTTGCGGAATGGCATAATTTCGGGATGTCCAGCGGCATATCCTTCTAGCGCTTTTGTATCCCAGGTCACCCGTGGTTTGCTCCAGACGGCCTGCAAGAACTTACCTTTGACCGTCGCACCTTGCAACACAACGGCATCTTTGATCTCGGCTTCCAGGCTTTCCATGCCGCCCTGGACAGATTCAAGCGTAGTCTCGCGCTCGGCTTCGATGTCCTCTAACTTAGCCTTGATCTCTGGCGTCAGCACATCCTCACGCAATTTGTCAAATTGCAAATTAATAACATCGAAGTGTGATTGCAAGTCAGCCAGTCTGTCTAATTTTTCAACGATCTTGCTCATGTTTCTTTCCTCCGTTTAGGGTCCAATAATTATAGTGATCGGCGTGGCTGTCGGCTGGCATGCTTTCGGCTCCGGCCCGCATGCCGTAGGCGCAGCGGTCGGTAGTGGGCGCCCAGGCTCGACATCGTGCCGCTCACGGCTCTGCTCACGCATGACCAGCGGCGCGAACTGGCGCTCGCACTGGATATAACGTTGTATGGGTAATTCCTGGATCGGGTGGCCCATGATGCTTCCGGCCTCCCAGATGTACCAGCCATCATGAATTGGTGCAAATTGTGCTCCCCACATGTTGACGCCGCCGAAGCTGGATGGCTCATAGTACAGCCAGCGCATCTCGTAGACGCGCTCCGTGCTATCGAAGAATCGCTTGACACGCGCCCAGCCATACCAGGTCGAGTGCTCTGGCCCCAGGTCGGTATAGGCTCGCATCTTACTGCAATCAAAACCGTATGCTTTGGGTTCGGTCTCGATCTCCCCGAGCGGGGGGTAGGGCCAGGGATAAGCCCCGGCTACGGTTACGTCTCCAGCTGTGATCCACAGCCAGAGGAAGAACGCCGCTATAGTGGCGCATAACACAATTACAGTAATCTTCCAGGCTAAACTTGTTTGTTCCATATCCCCTCCACGTAATCGTAAAATACTTCCAGGCGCTTGTCGTAGCCCGTGGCAAAATCCACCCGTGCCATCATCTCCGCCTGCTCGATGGCGTCGTATTCCTCCCCCTCTTGGCTGTAGTAATCCTCGATGAACTGCAAGCGCCGCTCCAGGTCGATCAGCCGCCTCGTGCGCAAGACGAGCGCACTAGCTAGCGCCGCCGTAATTCCGATGGCGATGCCTGCGAGGGCGGCGCTAGTCACCTTCACCCCTCCACCACTTGGGGGCTTCGCCAGGGTATTCCTCCCATAGACTAATTTTCGCTGAGTATCTTGAAGCGCAAAATACCAGAAACGCAGTAATGAAAATTAATCCACCAACGATTCCAACTCCTAAAGTACAAAAGATAGTTGGGTTTATTTCCATTTTGTCGGCCTCCTGCAATTCGTTTCGGTTAGTAGTGAAAAAGTGCCCATTATCGAATTGATTCCAATGTTTCAGTCGGTGGATATAAAAAATGTTGTAGCTCAGCAATCTCGTTATCTATTATTTTTGTATAGTCATCAGTATCCGACTTTTGTTTCCGAATCCTGATAAGCCATTCGAGTCGCTGAATGCGGCTCTGTCTGAGTTGGTCTAAATAATTTGTCATGGCCTCCTTTTCAGATATTGGTGCTAGGATAGTGTGCTCGGACACACACTATCCTGTTACTGTACCCGCACATGGCGGGCCAGCTGTTGGGGCGGCTCCCTGCTTTGCTGGCTCGTGCCAGTCCTGAACGATATATCCAAAACGTAGCAAGGATGATCTCCGTATCCAGCCTGGCGGTGTGCATACCGTTTTCCAGGCTGGGGATATTTTCATAGCATGCACGCCAGCCGCTCTGACTTGCATCCACCGATTTCTCGGCGGAAGATCTCCTCCTACACATGGTAGGCGAGGCTAGTTTGAGGCGGGCCAGGTCGCTACCGATGCTCGATGCTACGGTGTATCCGTCCACCGCCAGACGACTTCAGTAATCCCGCTAGGGGATGCAAGCCCCGAGCTACGCCTCACCGACGACGGCCCCTCGCTGCCGCCTCAGTGGACCTGCCGGAATCTGCCTCCGGGTCATCCGCTACCCCCTACAACGGAGCGAATACTAGTCAGGCCCGTTCGTCTTCTTCTCACATAATCACGATTTGCTGTTCGACATTCTTCACAACGACATTGATAACGTTTGTACATTGTTATGCATCCATGAGTTACATTGCGGGGATGATGTATTTTCTGATGGCAAGATATGCAAAGAATGTCACATTTAGCAAGTTCTTTTTTCATTCGATCAGAAGACCAACTCCAAAAACTGTGAGATATTTTCTCTTTAGGATTTCGATGATGTAAATTCAAGTTTTCCGTTGATCCGCAAAGTTCACATTTCTTTTCCATTAGGAAACAATCTCTGCGTTGTTGTATCCATGATCTTTGATATTCTCTCTGTTTATTTTGATCTTTATATGGCATGATTATCCTTTCAGGCCCAATTATTAAGGTGCTTGCCTGCCCACAACGTCCAGTCAGGTCTGCCCGAGGCGTTGCCGGTTACTCCGGATTTGGGGAATTCATCCCGCTAATGCGGCGCAATGACGTATGAGCAGGCTTGTCCTGTCACTGGGGGCGGTGGAACTATCCGCCCCCGTTTGTAAGGTGCTTGTCTGCTCCACAGCGTCCCGTCAGGGTCGGGAGGGGTTCACCCTGTGCGAGGTAGTCGCCTGATCTCCGCCTTGACCTCCGGCTGCACACATTAAGACGCATTAGCAGACCTGTCCCTGTCACTAAAACCACGTACACCACGCCGGCCAGCATAGGATCAGCCACCAAATGAGGCCGACCAGCAGCAGGCCGAGAACGAGGGCGAGGGTGGAGAGGAGGTTACGCATTGTTCTCCCTCATCGCCTCCAGCAGCGCAGCCGCCAAATCCCGCAGCCGCTCGTCCGCCGCGTTGGCGGCGAGGTTATGGATTAGGCGCATAGGTAACTTCTCTGATAATGCGATTAATACTGGTTAGACCTACGCCATACATTTCTGCAAGTTGGGGTTGATTAAAATTCCTGTTTCCGTATAATTTTCGTATATCCGTAGCATCTTCATAATTGAGTCTTTTGTATGTACCCTTGGTTCGATCTTTATTTACTGCATCTTGACGGTTATCGTTGCGATCTCCCAAGAATAGGTGGGTGGGATTTACACAATGCCTAACATCACAAGTATGAAGAACACAAGCGCCGTCGGGGATGGGTCCAATTATCCATTCATAAACCAGTCGATGAGCTTGCCGCACCTTGCCGTTGATCTTGTAAAAGCCATACCCAAAATTATTCAACGTAGACGTCCAAGGCCAGCAAGATGGCGTCTTATTGACTTTATTCCAAAATCTATCCTCAACAGATAAACCCAGAGTGGGCATTATTCTTTCAATGCCTCGGGTTCTTCTTCCCTGCCTAGTATCTGTCCAACCCGTTGGCGAGTGAGACCCCAGCGTTCCCCGATCTCTAAAAGCGAAAGACCCTCGTGTTGCAATCGCAACATATCTGCTTTGCGCTCTGCGAGAGCCTTTTCATAGGCCGCCTGGAATTGTTCAAAAGTTTTGTAGTCCATCGGTAAAATCTCCTGAATGATAGTATAAACCCGTTCGGATTATTTGTCAATACCCTTTTCAGAATATTGACTAAAACCTTACAACTCTGGTAATATATACCGTAGGGAATAAAAACCCAGGAGGCCAATCATGAGTAACAAAAAGGAGTTGGTGCGCTACCTGCTCCAGATCCGGCAACAGCTGGAGCTTGAGACGGTGCGCACCTGGTCGCAATCTGATCTGTCCGAATATCTGGACATCCCGGAGCAGACCATTACCCATCTACTAGATCCCATAGATTCCCGTATGCCTAGCCAAGCGAACGCCGACCGTATCGCCATCGCCACCGGCAGCAATCGTATCCACGAAATTACTGGGACTAGGCCAACGCCAGAAGCTGATCCAGATTATGCACGGTTTCTGCGGGTCTACAAAACGTTACCCCCTGATGAGCGTAAGGCATTACGCCAGGAAATGCGAGACTGGTTGGGCCGCTTTCAGGAAACGCTAGCTCTGGCAGCATAACTTACCGGTCACACAACTTGTGCGCGGGGCGCAGTTAACGTCTCTATTGGCTGCGCCCTTGCACTTTAACTGTAACAAATCGCGCAATTGTGCGTTTGTATAGACAACATGGATAACGAGCTTGCTGAGCTGTTATGGCTCTGGTGGGGGCTGCCTCCGCTGCTCCGTAAATATTTCTTGCTAAAAATTTACTGGATAAAATTGTTTCGGCGCGCCAGGCCGATACCATACCTCTGATCGCCAGGGAGAAAACCCCTGGCGGTTTTTATTACCGGTCGTTTCACGAACGGGGGAATTTACCTATCAATATTGAAATACCTATTGACAAAAATCTATTGTTCGGTTACAATATTTTTGTAAATATCAACAAGGTGAAATCATGCCCAACCTACCCCGCGGCCGCCGCCGCACACAACAGAACGAGGCGCAGAGAGTGATAGATGACCTGCGCCGCCGCCACCCGCGATGGTACGCGGCGCTGGCTCGCCAGCAGCGGCATCATCGGCTGGTGAATTACATCACCCTCCGCCGCCTGCGGGAGTGGTATCCAGAAGATAAGGAGAATTGAATGAACACAATCATCGTCACCCGCCACAAGGGGCTAGTCGAATGGCTAGCCCAACAAGGAATAACTGGGCAGGTCATCTCTCATGTAGATGACCCCTCCCAGATCAAGAGAAGGGTAGTGTATGGCATTCTACCCTTCCACCTTGCCTCCCAGGCCTTGGCAGTAGTGACCGTCGACATGCCAGGGCTTAAGCCAGAACAAAAGGGGGTAGACATTTCCCCCGCTGAGATGGACGCCGCGGGCGCGTCCCTGCGAGCATATATCATCCGTCCATTAATATATCATTCGTCCATTAGCGGGTGATATTGCCGCGTCGGCAAAGGCTGCCGACGCAGCGCTTTATCATGGATCTTAAGGAGCAATCTAATGGTTAACCTGAACATCAAAAAAGCAACGCCGCAATACCAGCGAATGGTGCGCCGCGGCCAGATGCTCGACCGGCTGGACGCTGACATGGCGCTGGAGAGTATCAAAGCCGAGATCATGGCGATGGCGAGCAAGCTCATCGACATCATTGGAGTTGAGAAATATGGCGCCATCATAGACGAGGTAGTGCCAGACGATGCCTCTTTTGAAATTGTCCGCGATGTCCTGTTGCTGATGGTAGAGGCGATGGAATGCGACTGCGTGTTGCCCGAGCAGAGTTGCCCGGCCTGCATCGCGGCGGCCACCGAGGGGCTGGAGGAGGGGGAGATACCATTCGAGGTGAGCCATGACTGACTGGCTGCCGTTTGTCCTGGTATGCGTGTTCATCGGTCTGCCAGCCTTCGTGCTGGCCAGCAGGGATATTCTACGGGGGAGCAAATGAGCCGCCTCGAAGGCAATCTCTTAGAGCCGCTATTATTCAATGATTGGGGAGAGATCAGCCTTTTTATTCGAGACCACCGTTGCGCCCTGTGCCGTTCATCCTTATTGCCCAATTTCGCGCCTGGACGAAGGTACACCGCAGTTTGCCCAAATTGCGGGCCGATATATTCCCACAATCACACCCACCAAGCCGATGCTGAGAAAGTTACTGATCATATTTTGTCTGGAAAAATCGAACTGAGATAGGAGGATATTAGCATGACCGACACTACACTTGCACCACGTACAATCCCATATAACCGTTTCAGGGAGTTGATAAAATCTGACAATGTCCAGGAACGCTTCCAACAGCTCTTGGACAAACGCTCCACCGAATTCCTGGCCAGTCTGCTCTCCCTGGTCAGTGCAGATGACAAGCTGCTGGAATGTGATCTGAGCACCATCTTCACCGCAGCTGCCAAGGCCGCCATCCTGCGCCTGCCCATTGCCAAGGAACTGGGTTACGCCTGGATCGTGCCATTCAAGCGCGAGGCGACCTTCATCATCGGCTGGAAAGGATTGGTGCAGCTCGCCATTCGCACCGGCCAGTATTACGCCCTCAACGCGGCTGAGATTTATGAGGGCGAGAAGATCAAAGTAGATCGTATTACTGGCGCAGTTGAGATCAACGGCAAACGCACAGGCGATGATGTGATCGGGTATATTTCTTATTTCAAGCTCAAGAACGGCTTTGAGAAGTTCTTGTATCTGACCAGTGAGGAGATCCATAAACACGCCAAGCGATACAGCAAGAGCTACGGCAATGACCGTTCTGCCTGGACCACCAACCTCGACGACATGGCGAAGAAAACGGTTCTGCGCCTGCTGCTGGGGAAATATGGCCTGCTGTCCATCTCCATGATGGACTCCGATACCGAGGATTTGCCGGTGTCTGGCGATGACCCACGCCTGGCAATGCCTGAGTTCGGCGATGTCCTGGAGGGTGAATTCGCTGAGCCGCAAGAGCAGTCCGATGAGGCCGTCCAACCCGATCCAGTCCCCGTCGAGCACGACCAGGAGTTCACCCCTGAGCAGATTTACCAGGCTGTGGTCGATGCCAAGTTGAGCGAGAACATCCACGCGGCAAGGAATACCCTGAATCATTGCACCACGGGTTACGAGACACCTGAGAGGGCAGTCGCCTGGATGAAGTCCTATCGTGGCTTCAAGGACATGGGAGGCTCAACCGAACAGGCCGCCAAGGAAGCCAACGCGGGCAACGCGCCACACTAGCTGAGCGAAGTCGAAGTATCCCCGCTGCTGCGTGACGTGACAATCACGGTATGGACATGAAATACAAAAACCGTGTAGTCAATGAAGACTAGACGCCGCGGCGGCGGGATCAGGAGGATATGAATATGATGGATTATGGTCGCAAACGAAACAATGGAATGTTCTTCCGAGCTATGGTAGCTCACGTAATTGGCATGTCTGCTGAGGATTTCGTCGATCACGAATTACGCCTTATGCAATGTGAATGGTGCCGCCTGGGATGGCCGCTGGAGGGAGGACAGCACGATTTGTTGGGTATTAAAATGCCATGCGATGCCGCCGAAGCCGCGGCGGCGGGGCAGGAGGAGTGAGATGTCAGAATTAATAAAAACTATTGAAGCTGCTTATCGAATTCTTGATGAAGACCCCAATCTTGCCATTTACATGGTGCGAGACTTTCCCGAATTAGAGAAATGGGATCTCCGCGATTTGGCCTGGGCAATGTATAAAAATACAGTAGCACGCTCAGAAGTGAAATGGTTGCTCGATACCATCCTCAATCAAATCGAAATGGAAAAAGAAAATCTAGCAGAATGGCATTCAGAGCATTATGATTGCGGAGATAATTAATGATCACCCCCGACACCGCCCCACGCCCTCGCCGCCGCAAGCGCTGCGCAGATTGCGGCCAACGGCTCGACTCAGACGCGCTGGATTGCCGCCACTGCGGCGAGCAGCTGCACCCTGGCTGCCTGCGAACGCATTGGTGCCAGGCTGCGGAAGAGAAATACAAAGTCTATGAACGCCAGAGCTGAAATCCCCCCCGAGACCGCCGCCCTGGTGCATACCCTGGCGGACGCTATGGACATCAAGGTTGTGGACATCTACTCGGCCTTGATCGTCCATGGTCTCAAGACACGGCCTGTCTTCCGGTTGATGGCTGAGGTCCGGCGGGCGGTTGCGGAGTACAAGTGCGAGGAAACGGAGTGAACCGCTGCTCGCCCATCACCGCCGCCGTAGTCGTGCTGGCCGTCTGGCTGGCGCTGACGGCGGCGTGCGTGGGAATTATTGTTTTGATGTGGAGTTTCTGTGAATAACTATCCAACTAAGCAACAACTGGATCGGATAGAAAACTGGGATTGGAGTGATCTATCTGGACTAATGGAGTTTATCAAGCCGCTTTGGGTTTATGCCGACAGCGGCTATTGGGACCAAAACGGCGACGAATACCACATATCTACTGCTGGCATGTCTGGCAATGAAATTATTATCGCCGCAATGGAGCGGAATCATATATGGTGGATGAAGTATTGGGAATTGTCAACTAGGGGTGGGCACTTTGTCTTTAAAGCACAGGCCAGACTGCCCACGTCAGGCAGCCCTCGCCAACGGGGAGGAGGCCGATGACCTGGAGCAGGTGTGCGCCAGTGGCGGAGAGCCGCGCAGTGGCAGGTGTGGTTTATAATCGAAACTAAGACATGTTGTTATGGCTTGTAACGGCTTTCTAACATGTACTCCGCAGATGTTTTGATTAGTAGGATGTTCACAGATTGGCTATACCTGAAACTCGGCAGGTGGGAGAGTGTGGGCGAATTTTTTGGCGTTCCGCGAACAACGGCTTGGCGTATTGGAAATGATCCAGACTATGAGCCAAAAGATGCTAAGTTGTGTATTAAATTCGGGATAAGGCCACAAGCCACGGTGAGAACTGTAGACGGCAGGATACCAGATGGCACAGTATCTATCGGCGCTCAGCAATGCCGGTGCAGCCAGTGGTTTATCAGCAATCACCCGAGGCGTCAGAGGTGTTTTATCTGTTCGCCGTATCGAGGCAAGAAAAGTGTGTTATAATAAAAACGTCACAGGCGCAGGGCGTTTTTTATTCGCCTCAATAGAGCCGCTACTTTGAAACGTCCTTCGTCTGTGACAAGAAGAAAGGCGAAACAAGGTAGCGGCTTTATGGAATTTACAATGACTGATTTATATCGTGGGATTGTTTGTAAGATAGAAATTGTAAAGGGCAGCAAAGTCTTGAAAACTGCTCAATATCACGCTCGCCATTTGTGGAACTTCACGCGCTATTGTGCAGTTGGCTACAACTATCGGCTTCGCAAGCAGCGCGGTGATTGGTACGGCCTCGGAAAGATGCCCAAATATCCCGGCTCATCTGGTATGTGGAAAGCGATGCATGACACCGAAGAATATAAATCAATCAATGATAGAGTAGCAAGCTATGTCCTCCGCCAGTTCGATGGCAATATGCGCTCTTGGTTCAGTAATTTAAAAAGCAATCCAAAAGCAAGACCACCCAGTTATGCCAAAATTTCTCCCCCGCTTACCTTTGAGGTTGGTAGAAATGCAAAGTTATTGGGTATGAATATATGGCGCCTATCAGCTCTATCTGGAAGTGTTGATGAAAGATATGTTTTCGCCCGTATTTATCTCCCACCGATGACCAACCCAGATCGTGTTGCATCGATCAATCTCCGTGATGGCCGTTGCGCGGTTAGCTACATGCGCCGCCAAAAGGAAAGATTCGGAAGCCAGACCGCAGGAATTGATCTAGGAATAAACCGGATCGCCACTGTTGCATTCGAGAACGGCGAAAGCATCATGTATGCTGGTGGCTTGCTTCTCTCTAAGCAACGTTATTATCAAAAGAAATTGGCAAATTGCAAACCTCCAGGGTGGCAGAAGGGAAGAGACTTGCGCGGTTTATCTGATAACGGCAAACGCTATTACCAGGATTGGTTAAGACAAAAGCGCCTGATCCTGGATAATCTGACGACTTCGATCATCAATGAATGTGTGGCGCGAGATGTTGGAACAATTGTACTGGGTAACATCAAAGGTATCCGCGAAGGTAAGGACTATGGCAAAGAGATGAACCAAAAGCTGCACGCCTGGCCATATTGGCAGATAGATCAAATGCTCAGGAATAAAGCTGAGCTGTTCGGGATCAAGATAACAACGGTCAGCGAAAAATACACTTCACGGACTTGTATGTTATGCGAACATGTCAACACCAATGGGGCTAGAAAACAACGCGGTATGTTGACTTGTAAGAACTGCGGACAGAAGATCCACGCTGATGTGAACGGCGCGTTCAATATTCTTAAAAAGTATCTCCCGGCTGATAAACAGCTTGGAGTAGTGGTTCGCTTACGGAGCCTGCCGTCAACTGGAATACCAGGGAACCGGCGAACTTCTTCGCAAATCGATCCTACTTTTAGCGCAATATTTGATTTGCGAAACTATGCAGTGGTTTTAAATCGCTGCTAGCTCTTTACAAAGAGAAGACTAGATGGATTGCAATGGGGTTGCAGTCTAGACTTCATGAGATTATGGAGTGTAAGTGTTGACACTATTCACCCTCCCGCTGCTGATTGCGGGGTTGCAGTCTAGACTTCATGAGATTATGGAGTGTAAGCCCTTATTAATTGCCAAGGTTGCAGTCTATACTTCGTGAGATTATGGAGTGTAAGATCACCAAAGAATGGGCAAAGCAACTAGCATTTCAAGTTGCAGTCTATACTTCGTGAGATTATGGAGTGTAAGGAGTGGTACTGATGACACATACAATAACTCAAACAGAGGAATTTGAAGAAGAATACTGCGATGCTTGCAATCATCCAGTATCTATGCATTATAACGACCCAAAAAATGTTTATGACCTGGAGGGAAATTATATTTATACTGCCGAGGGCTGTATGGCATTAAGTGGTTTAAGGAAGCTAAAAGGTAATAATATATATTCGCGTTGTAAGTGTCTCCATGCACAATGAATTACCGATAAAATTCCCGCAAATCACCAAAGAATGGGCAAAGCAACTAGCATTTCAATTCTTAGGTAAATTTGATTTTGCTACAATGCAGGTCCACTTCGTTAATCGTCATGTTTGGAGGATACCATTCATGACCCAATCCGGTGTTTTTATCAGGGAAACACATAAATATGCTACTGTGGATTATGAGGAAATAGAATTAGACCAAGTGTATGATCCTGTAAACCACGAAATCCATGCAATCGGCTATGGACTAAGAACCAACACACTGTTGGTATTCAAGCCAAAGCCTAAAAAGCAGGTGCTGGAGGGCATGCCGGAGTGGTATTGATCCCTTCCCCCGCCGCATACGAAACACGATTAGAATAATTTAGATTAGAACCTTGACACCGTATTTCCAGTATGCTAAACTTTAGCGTATGGAAATGCTCAATACAACACAAGCCGCAAGACGGTTGAAACTATCCCGCCAGACGATCACAAACTGGTGTCGCCTTGGTCTGATTCCAGGCGCGGAGAAGGTCGGGAGAGATTGGGTCATTCCGTCCGAATCTCTCGATAAAATCCAACCACCCAAAGCTGGGAGGCCAGCACTCAGTGAGCAATGAGGAGGCCTTCGGCCAGCGCTTCGTTGTCCCCGTTTGCCAGAGCCTTGCCTTCGGCATGTTCAGCAGCCTGGCCGGTCTTGGCACTCAGCATTACTTATTCCCGGGTGCGCTTCCCTGGGGCGGTTTTGGTGTCCTGGTCTTCCTCTGGGTCACGCCGATCTCGATGTGGTACTTCTTCACCTCGGTCAACGCCCCGCACCTGCTGCCTCGCCAGCCCGTTCGCCGCTTCGCCCTGGAGATCAAGTCTGATGGCGGCAGGACACGGCAATTCCTTGAGCTGCCTGTGGATGAGAGTAGAACCTTCGCTTTAGCCGAAGGTCTCGCACACGGAGCGCCGCTAACAACATCCAGATGGTCGGGCAGTAAAGGAATATTCAGCCGGTATGAGTTCGAGCTGGTGCGCGATGAGCTGGTGGCGCGGGGGTTGGCGCGCTGGAGGGGAGGGTCGCGATCGCAAGGAATCGAATTAACTTTGGTGGGTAAAGCCATCATGCGTAAGATTGCGGATGAGCCTCCCCCATTCCGCGAAGTTGCATACGCTTAATCGGTTGACGTTATTTGCATGCACATGCGTGCAAGGCAGGGCGGGGTGGTTCTCGCTGCTGCTGGAATCGTAGTATAATCCCCGCGGCGACGCCCCCCTCGTCGCTTCATTTGCCAGCCCGCTTGTCCCCCTCAAGTGGGCTGGTCTAGTTTACGGGGCATCCGTGGTGCGATACCAGAACTGTCCACGCACACGCTTCGTCCCGCTGTTCGTGAACGCTCCCCCCTGCGGCGTGGCATTGAACGAAACGGTGGCGCTGCTAACTGCCATAGAGCCAATGCCGAGTGCATACGTCCCATTATTCATGATCCAGGGAATAAAATAGACATTAATGCTACTGGAATTGGTGTAAGGCAGCGTGAACGTGGCGACGGTGTCATCACTTACCCCGCTCAGGTCAAACTCGACGTGTACTAAATCGCCGTTCCGCTCATAAAAAATATATTGCGCATCGAACGATGACCAACCATCGATAGTCGATGTACTGGAATAATCCGTCCAGGGCACAGAGATGGGGGAATCGTATCGCTCCATCCGCTCCAACCGCCGCTCCAGGCTGAGATAGTCGCCCAGGATACGCTCGAGTCGCGCCTCAACCTCAGATGGCATCTTCCACCTCAAAGCGCGCCTGGATATTCTCCTCGCCCCGTTTATTCACATCCACGCGCACCGACCTGACCAGCCCGTCCAACTGATAGCCGCGGTAAGTCACCGTAACGCGATCCCCAAAGTCCCAGTCGCGCCCGAACACGAACTGGTCCGTATCCAGCAAGTTACCGGAGAAGCGCAGCCGCGGCTTTCCAGCCTCCAGCGCTGCGTTGGCTGCTGCTGTCACGCCTGCCGTGGTACTCTCGTTGCGTGCATCCGCGAAGCCCTCACGCCTGTTCCAGATACTTCGAGCGATGCGCGTGGCGTCCGATACCTCCACGATCTCGCGATCGGAGCCTTCCCCCTGCCCGCCAGCGTATATATAATTAACTTCATCCGAATAGTCCAGGCTCAGGCGTGGCAGCTCCAGGTTGCCCCATTCCAGCCCGAAGATAACCGGGCTTGCGCCGCTGGTATAGGTGTGATCCTGCCCCGGCTGGCCGGTATAAGTAACCAGCTGGAACGCAGCGTCCCCGGTCTGGACGATCTCCCAATAGACATTTGTACCATTGGCCGCGGCGGCATCGGCCAGGTCAGCGAATACCCGGC